CTATGGATTCTTATTTGATCACATGCTAATTACTTTTAAGAAAGATAAAAATGCCTAATTATTCATTTAAATGTGAAGGTTGTGATCATTGTTTTGAAACATTTTTAAAAATGTCTGAAAACAACCAACCAACAAAAGAACCTTGTCCAAAATGCAAAAAGAAAAAAGTTGTAAAAAATTGGGCAGAACAAATAAATTCTATTGCAGTCGATGCCACTCTTACTCCAACTAAAGTCTGTGGAAGTGCTTGGAATGAAGTAATGGAAAAAGTTAAAAAAGCTGCCCCTGCCCACAAAAAAGATCATATTGAGCAAAGCAGAACTTTTAATGCTGGCCGTTTTGTAAGATAAATAATTTTATGAAATATACCGTTCAAAAAATTATAATGGATAATGCGGTTGTATATAATTTTCTTTATGAAAATGAACTACTAGGTCACTTGATTGACACTGAAGATTCTAGAGTATTAGTCTCTGCTGGCGATACTTCAATTATTCCAATTGTAGAATCTTTTAATTTTTCTGGAAATTGCTGGGTTTTAAATGAGGGTGAATATAAACTTTATACCCTAAACCCATCTCCAGAACTAGAGCCTTTATACGAATTTAAAGTTGTCAATCTTGAGGACAATCTTTTAGTTGAATCAGAGATTTCAGAATAAAGTAACTGTCTACAATATCAGTTACTGGATTGGTCAGCTTTAGCTGGCCAAATTTTTTAATTAAGTCAACCCCAGTTTCTTTCATAAAAGCCTCATACATGGCTTCTTTATCAGCATTGCCCTTTCCTGTAGCAATTTTTTTAGCCCTAGATGGCTCAATTATAGTAACCGGTATAGCAGCCTTATAGAGCTTATGCTTTAGGATACCCATGTTTTCCGCCAGATTGAACACGCGGCCCTTAGAACCAAAGGAATAGCCCTCTATGGCCACGTCTGAGGCTCCTACGCAAAGGTTAATGGCCCAATCAGAAATTGTGTCAAATCTATCCACATCCTGGATATATTCTTGAAAAGATTCACCAGTAATATTCGGCAAAATTTTATCAGCAAATTTTTTAGTATTTGTCAGATAATAAAAAAAACAATTATCAAATTTAAATGGTTGGCGCTCGTCATAAAGACATAAGCACGGGCAAGTTATAGAATAGTCAATTCCAACCAGCATATAGAACATAGATATTTATACCGTTGTCAGAGATGGTGGTTCCTGAGTAATACGATGGAGGTTACTTCGAAGGCTCCAAAAGGATTACGTGGAACTACCCCACCATCCCCGACAAAAATATTTATAAAAAAATCCTCCCCTTTGTTGAGGAGGATTTTTATTTAATAATTAAATTTTTTTATTTATAAAGATTTTCCGGGAAGGCAGTTGGGAATTTAACACCTTGATTTTGTCTACGCCTTACCGCTTCAAATCCTTCAGGACTTGCTACAAGTTCGCCACCTTCAAGATCGAATCCCAAACCAACATCAGTATTAAGATCTTTTTCAATTTGCATTCTATCTTTTGCTGAAGGAGGAGTTAATAGTCCCATCATGTTGACCGCCATATCCGTTGCCAAATTAATATTTGGTGATCCGCTTACACTGGAACTACTAGGCATTCCCTGTCGATTTACGGTATTTGTGCTGCGTGGAGTTGTTGAAACATTATTCTGGTTAGTATTTGTTTTAATTCCGCCAATAGCTTGAGACGGCATCTCAAATTCATTTTCAACTTGTGCCAATCCTCTAGCAATTTTTTCTTGTGTTGTTCTCTCTGCTTTTTTTGCTGCACCGGCTACTTGTGTCTCTGATTGTGATGGTGTACCAGTTGCTTTTAATACACTGTCTGTATATCTACCCCATTTAGTATTGAGATCTGTAGTTTTTATTTCATCTTTTATACCAAGAGTCATAGCTGCAGACCTTAATTTATTTTTTAAATCTTGAACAGCTTTTTCATCATTTTGATCAACATAACGCATACCTTTTTCTAATGCTTTTTCATACCAATCTTGTGATTTTCTAGCATTGGCTACTGCTCTAGCATTTACTTCAACGTCTTGATAAGAATATTCCGGGTACTCAAGTGTATTTGTATTACTTTGCCGCGGTTTGCCGATGGCAGGTGCATTTTTAATATTTCCAGGATTAATATTTGGTGATGTTGATAAAATTATAGGGTAGTATTGTGGTTTTTTATTTTGGGCTATTTGGGCTAAATCTTGATAAGCGTGGGCCATTTCATGTCTGAAAACAGTACTTTCTGGTTCTAAATCTTTAGTAGGATTTTTGATATTAAACAATTGAGCTGTTTTTGACCCGGGAGCATAAAACCCAGCATATTCAGGATTGTTTCCTCCTGAAATTACAGAAATAGGAGAAGAAACTGTATTATCTTTAGAAGATACTGTAAAATCAGACCACAATCCTGGAGACATAGAGTTTGTTACCGGATTATGTACTCCGTACAAACCAAGTTTATTTTGTTGTCTTATTCTATTTTCATAACTTTTTATAGCAGATAATTGATTCTCTATAGAGGGCGCTTCAAGTAAAAATTGTTTAAATCTTAGCATACTAATATTTATAACCCCCCAGGATTGCTCCTAGGGGGTTATATATGCTCCTCCGACTGGAATCGAACCAGTGACATGGAAGTTAACAGCTTCCCGCTCTACCGACTGAGCTACAGAGGATTGAGGATCAGACTATCTGGCAACCTCCAGCACTGCAGGCAAATTCCTTTGCCGACTCAGTATTGTCTTCTGCTTCATATTTAGAGAGCTCCTTGAAGTTAACTTTAACTTTCGGATGCGCTGCATATGTTGCAGAATCAATTTGCTCAAATGGAGCCTGAGCGTATGTGTGATTGTCGCCACCGGGAAGGAACGAGATGCCTGTTGCGACATCGAAGTTTTCCCAGAGCCAGTTACCGACCTCAAGGAACTCGGAGTCCTTATAGTTGACGGTGATTGATGGCTTGTGGTGACAGTAATGTTCCTGATAAGTCTTCCAGAGATCCAAGTGATCCAATGCACGGAGATCTTCCGTGGTGATTGTGCCTCTTGGGGCCTTCATGGCAAACGTGAAGACCGCTGTGTTATTAGGATTAATCACATCATCTTCGCAAGGAACGCCTTGATCCTTCATGAGATTGTAAATCGGGTCCTTCTTGTCAATGCGAATTCTACGGTAATAGTGTTCCGCATAACGTGGGTGCAGACCCGATGCCGAATCGACCAAGCACGAAGTCGTGCCCTCTGGCTTGATGCATGTAATGGACTTGCTTGGATTGATACCAAGCTTCTCTGCCCACTTCATGTTCGTTGCCGTTGCATGGTCGCGGAGGGTTTCAAGTAGACGCACCAACTTTGGCTTACCCTCAAGACCGCTGGTCAATTTATTATCATAAATTCCGGTCATGCTGACACCTAGCAGACGCTCCTCTTCGCAGTTTTTCTTCCACTCTGGACGAAGATATGGGAAGTCAGTGAAGGTCGATTGAACCGTACCGATGATGGTGGCGATCTCAATCTTTTTCTTCAACGATGTAGAGGTGTCATCAGGACGAACAACGACAGTTGAGAGATTGCAGAACTCAAATGGTTTGAGGATAATCTCCGAGCATGGATTCGTGCCATACTCGCAGTTCTCATCACGACCCCATTTAGCTGCTTGTTCTTGCAATGCCTTGCGGTTGATCATTCCACGCTCACCACTATGGCTGTTGTATAGTGAAGTCCATTCCTCAAGGAATTGTCCCATTGGAGGACGACCACGGTAGACAGCAGAGTTGTTTGCGTAGGAACGGAAACCAGCCTGCTCCCACCATGCACCGCTCTTGCAGAGAGCCATCTCACGATCCGAAAGATCGCTGAGAGAGATCATGGCCGAGCGACGAACACCACCGACTATTACTGCGTTTGCAATTGCACAGCAGATGTCATGGCATTCAAGAGCAGTGAGTCTGCGTCCCTGTGCATTGTAGAACACCTTGACGATGAACTTGAACAGATTGTCAAGAGGAGCAGGACCGCTTGCACGACCACCAAAGGTCTTTAGTCTTGCACCTGCTGGACGGATCATTGACAGATCCCACTTAACGTGGCGACCTGCATAGAGGTGATCCATCAGGAACTTGACTGCATTGCCCCAACCTTCCTTGGAGTCTTCAACAACATAAGTGATATTAAAAACTTTTTCAATCTTGTTTGCAACCTGTGGAAGCTTGTCGGTGTATTGATGTTCAACCGAATAGCCAACACCAGTGCCGTTCATGAGAACAACAAAAAGCTCCGCAAATGAATCAAGACTGTCAATTGGCAAGTACGAGCAATTATATAGGCAAGTGTTGTCGTGATCCAATGCAGGTCCAGCGGTCATAAGGCTACGCATGGAAGGCAATACCTCAAGGTTGAGAATTGCTTCTTTTACGTCAGGACGCTCTGCGAGTTGCGGAACCTTAGCGGTAAAGTATTTCCACCAGCGGTCAACGCATTCGTCCCAGGATTCACGCCGATTGTAATCTGGCATCCAGCGAGAGTAGCGAGAGATGAAAATAAACGATTGAAATGGTGATAAAATTTCTGCCATATTTGAGACTCCTTTGGTGGGTGTCTTTATTTAGATGTTAGAGTTTGCCACGAAACCGGGAAAAGTGGAGCAATAATTTTGTCAATTGCCTTTGCGTATTCCTGAATTTCCCATTGTGCGTGACTGTCGATTCTCAAGTTATAAACGCGGGCAAATGCGTAGAGAGAACCAGTCCACACAAATTCCGTATAAGTTCCTTGTGGCAAGATTGAACGGGCTTGCTCGGGAGCAACACCGTCTGCCAAAAGTTTATTGTAAAGATCAAGACACTCGTTGACGACACCTTGGTATTCCTGTCGCAACTTAATGCAGAGATCCATATCTTCAATCGCACCGCTGCTTCCTTGCTTCGCACCATCGGTAGGTGCGCCACGCCACATAGGAATATAGACTTCCGGTTCAAACGTGACATATCTGCGACTGACCTCGTTCATGACAAGACCAATCTGATGCTTGCCAAGTTGTGCACGAACAAAGATCGGGCACTTGATGCGTAAGCTAATCTGCGGATGACAGAAAGGAGTGAAGTGATTGTGCTTTGCAAGATACTTAATAAGTTTTGTATCTTTTTCCAGCAACTTCTGTTCTTGATAGCCAGTCCAGTTTTTCTCTGAATCCCAATAACTTTCCTTGTTGAAGGAAACTCTTGCGGCGTTGACGACACTGAGATCCGATCCCATATAGTCAACCAGATCAACATGTCCGTGATCTAAAACAAAATGCTTAGTCTGCGCCATTTTTATGTTCGGCATCTCTGTCATTTTCTTCCTCATCATTATCTACAAGTTCAACCTTTACACCGGGAATCTTTGTAAAATCGGCAGCATATTCTCTTGCTTTATTCCAAAGCTGCGGGTCCATCTCTTTTACATATTCACCAAATCTATAAACAAATGTTAGGTAGGCTTGGCTTGCTTTTTCCATATCTTCATCAGATATATCTTCATTATCATTATTCATTTTAAACCTTCTTCCAGTAAGTATACTTTATTT